AACTAGAGTTACCAATGATGCCTTTGAGAAGAACAGGTAGCACAGGAGTGTCAGGACCAAGGGTCTGTAACAAACCAATCAACTGTTGCTGTTCGTACTCACGAGCCATCATGCCTAAGTTACCTGTAGGAATGAACTTCATGTCTACAGAAGGATAACGCTCAGGGTCAAACTGCATATAACGGAAAGCAGCTTTCTTAATCAATGGGATTAGGAAGTCTTCTTGGAAGTTAGTCAATGTACGTTTGTACTTCTTGATGATTCCAGCCATAGCCATTGACATACCTTGACCAGTGCTGTCACGAGAAGCTGCAGAAACCATGCCTTGACTGTCTAAAGTACCTGTTGCTTGTAACAACATTCTTTCAAACTCTCTAGCGGTTGCTGCATTCTCAGGACTTGTCTGACCGAACTTGAACGGATATAGAATCTCTGAAGGAGCACCATTCGTAAGAATAGCTTTACCTGGTTTAACTTCAAACTTAGCACCACGAGGTAGACGAGTAGCGTCCATAGCAATCATAGGAGCTGTGGTCAATGCCAAGCTGTCTAGGTGACTGCGTAACTGTGCATCAATAGCTTTTTGCATATTGTATGCTTTTTCTACTGTTCCACGACCCCAGAAGCGGTTAGGTACTGTGTCATCTTGATAAGCAATAACAGGACGGTCTTTCATCATGTAAGGATTAGCTTCTGCTTTGAGAAGTAAACCATCGTTAGCAATGACGATTATAGCCTCTACAAGGTCGCTGTAGGTGTCTGCAGTGCTTGACTCAGGGAATAGGTCAACCATCTCAGCTCCGTCGTTCTCAAGCTGTTCTAGGTACTCTCTAGGCACTAAACCGTAGTAGGTTAGAAGTTTAACCTTCTCATCTTGATACTGTGTTAATTCTTGAGTAGGCTCTAAGTCATCATCAACACCGTATGGACCTACATCCACCTTGCGGTAGATACCCTTTTCCATGCCTTCCACAACTTTGTGAATAGACACAAACTTCTCAACTGCAACACCCATCGCATCTTCAATAGAAGTAGCATTAGGGTCAATCAAGAAGTTCTTAGGGTTAACAGGCATAACCTTAACACAGAAGTATTCTTTTTCAGAGACACCATACGCAGCTTGCGTAGAGTTAGGGATTGCTTGAGTAGATGGTGTGTATTCTATTTCTGTCTTAACAACAATCTCACCAACACCTGTACCATAGATTTCAGCCATTAGCTCAATCTGGTCAATAGACTTACGAATCTTGTGTCTTTCTAAGTCTTCACGAAGCATGACACGAATCATCTCAACATCCATTGGATTACCGTTCATGTCTTGTACATCGTCTTTGATGTCAAAGAACTCACCGTTACCAAAGATGGCTTCCATGATTTCAGCATGACGAGTCTCTACTGCTTGTTGCGTTGCAGGAGAAATTAGTCGGCTACGCTCTGAATCACGAGTCTTGTCTTCTGAAGCCCAAACACCACGGAAGATACGCTCATACTCTTTCCAGTCTTCGAGGTAGTTCTCATCTCGATGGTCTCTCCAGCGGTCACAGTGACTGACAACAAAGCTTACTAATTCTGTGTCAGATTCTGAAGGAGTGTCCCACTGTACTCCATCGTTGTTGTCGTTCATTTCAGCCATTATTTATCCTTATTAATAACCAGCAATCACATCAATAACTTCCCACTCATCGCCACCGTCGTCGTCCACGTTGTAGCTAGTTACAGCTAACTGGTCGATGTAAGACAATGCGTCAGGTAAGTCGTCATGCACTCCAGTAGTAGGGAACATTAAGAGTTGGTCAACAAACTCATCAAACTCCCCTTCACAGTTTAAAGACACTCGTCCGTGTTCAAACCGTCCCTGCAAAGCCCATATAACTCTATCTGTCTTTTTCTTGTTACCGTGTGTTAAGTCTTGTATATGAGCGTAGGTATTATTCTTTCTCATTAAATCACTGAGGTACGGTAACACTGCATTCTTTAAAGCCCCTCGCTCAATACCAACAGCCAGAGGCTCATAGTGTTTAATATTCTTTAGTATCCTAACCGCTGTCTCTTCAATGTCCCAGCGACCAGACTCAATCTTATCGACAAACCAACTACCATCGTCCATAACCTTAACGCAAGCAATCGCTGATTTGTCTAACCTACTCTTAGCAGCAGAAGCATTCTTCGCCACTCCTTCAAATCCAGCTAAGTCAATCGCTATGTACCAACTACCGTAATTAGGTTCTTCTCCAAACTTAACCCATTCTTCTTTGAACAACCCTGCACCAGCGTTGTTGAAGGAAGACATATATTCCTGGTTGAAGGCAAAGCTTGATAGTGTACGCTTTGCAGCTTCAATCTCTTTAGGGTCAATGGTTTCGTTATCTGAAGTAGTGAAGTGCCAAGACTTCCAATCTTCATCTTCTCCACTTTGTCCCAGTTGAAACCAATCGTAAAAATGGTTTCTTCCTGATGGGGTAGAAATAAACATTGCTCTACCCTTTTGGTCAGATAACGCTGCTCGTAAAACTCTTTCCCAAATCTCTGGTTTAATAAATGATACTTCGTCCATTACTAAATACGACAGTGAGACACCTCGTAAACTATCTGGATTGTCTGCACCTCTTACAAGTATCTTAATATCATTAATAAGGGTTATTTCCAAATTATTGATATGTGCCGATTTAATAATCGGACGACCTAATTCTTGTAACAAATCAAAAATAATTGTTCTAGCTTGTCCAAGTGTCGGGGCTACATACATAACAGATGACCCCTTTGGGCAGTTTAAAGCCTCTACAAGTAGAGTAACTGCTGATAACCTAGACTTGCCACATCTTCGTCCTGCTGCTATTACCTTAAAGCGTGTTGTGTCGGTAAAGACTTGTTTCTGCCACTTTAGTAATTCAAAGTTAAGTTCTGCCATTATTCGACATCCTTGATTTGTACATCGTAGATATCGTTTTCAATTATCTCAGCTTGTTCTATTTTAGCCTCACCCATAGATGTGATGTTAATACTAATCTGAGGCATTGAGTTACCACTCTTAGCTTCAAAACTGGACAAGGGTAGTAACCTCTCGCCACAGAACTTTAACATCGCCCCCTGGGATGGGTGTCCATCTGTCAGAGCAGTTTCAATAATCTTTGTTATAACGCTGTCACCTGCAGTTGCAAGTAGACGAGCTTTGAACTCAGCGATTCTGCCAGCGTCTCCGACAGGACGACCAATGATGCCTGGTTTCTTCTTCTTCTGAATGTCCGCTTTCTTTGGACGACCAAGCTTCGGTTTACCATCAACAACTTCTCGTCGTTTAATCTTCGGTCTTGGTGCTTTCTTTTGTTCTTCTTGAGACAATGTCTTTACCCTTATTGGAGACAAACCACTACCATTTAAAAAAAATAGACATCACTATCTATATAGCATCGCTGTAAGGCTCTTTGATATCAGTATCTTCAGGGAGCTAGACGGTTGTCGTTCGCTCCCTATTGTATCAGCAGTTGTTTAGAATCTATTAAGTTCTTCTGATAAGAGCATTATAACAAACAATGTCAATCTTGTCAAGTCTTTTTCACAAAGAAAGTATAGCTGAATCTGACAAACATAGACAATATAGCCTAAAGAGTGCAATATAGCCTCAGCGGGTCATCATGAGCTTTATAGGTGCTCCGCAGACCTGAAGTGTGCAGTGTCTGCCTATTATTTAAGCAGTGTTGAATCTATATTACTTTTCTTTATAGTAATCAGAGACTTAATAGCATATTCACTATTATACTCTTTTGTAAGTTATAGAGCCTACCGCAACATTACAACAACACAGTCACCCCCTCCCCCCATGTTAGTAAGCACTTACTTCATTGTCTTCATTGGTCTTTATAGCTAATCACTATAGACATCACAGTCTATATAACTAAAAGTTATGAAGGGTGTATGGCGATGTAGCACCCTTTAGCCTATACCTGACTAGCCTACACAGTTACCTGAATAGACTAAGTAAGCAACTACTAACATATACATTGTGACTCTTATATAAGACATAAGATATAACATATAAGATAACAGTTACAATAGTTATAGACTATAGAGTACAAGATAGTCATTAATAAATACAATGATAAATAAATTGATATTTGTAAGCTTGCCGTCAGTTTCATGGCTTAATATTCCTAGGTAGCAAGATATTTTATAACTGTAGTCTCTATTTAAAAGGGTTAAAAACTATGTCAACATTTAAACGCATCAAATTATTGTCTATTGATACCAATGCTAAGACGGTCAAAGGTCAAAGCCAGGGATATCTCACTGGCATTCTATATATCGCTCCTGCTAATTTGAGCGGTTATAACACTTGTGCACTAGCGGAAAAAGCGGGCTGCATTGCGGCTTGTTTAAATACAGCGGGTTTAGGTGGCGTATATAGCAGCATTCAGGAAGCCAGGATAAAAAAAGCTAGATTGTTTTTTGAAGCCAGGGATTTATTCATGTACAACATTGTGCAGGATATCAAGCTGCTAATTAAAAGGGCAGCTGCTAAGGGTTTTACGCCATTGGTACGATTAAACGGCACTAGTGACATTAAATTCGAGAATGTACCGTTAACGGTCGACGGTATAGACTATCCAAATATTTTCGCTGTATTCCCTGAAATACAATTTTATGACTATACGAAAATTCCTAATCGTGACTCATTGCCTAGTAATTACGATTTAACTTATTCATATAGTGGAGTATTGTCATATCAAAAGTATTTAGATGTCGCCATTGCTAAGGGTATGCGTATTGCTGCTGTATTTCGTACAGAAAAAAACATACCTAAAAAATATCG